CTGTTCCTTTTTATACCAAAAACGACTCGAAGTCGCATGAAAACGACTGAGAAGCCCTCAGAAGCCCTAGAAAGGGTCTCAGACGGTCGCAAAGGGTCGCAACAGGGAAAAGATAGGGACACAGACCTGCAAATACCGCTAATGGGCGTACAAACGCCTCGAATTCACACGCCGCTTAACGATTTACCCTCACGCGGGGGCGAATTGATCGACTTAGCAGCTAGTTTGGGCGTGGAACTTATGGAGTGGCAGAAATTTGCCCTTATCCACAGCCACAAGGTCAAGCCAGACGGCAGGTGGGCTACGCCTCAAAACATTTTTTGCGTAGCTCGTCAAAACGGAAAATCATTTTTACAGCAGATCAGAATTCTGGGCGGGCTGTTTCTATGGGACGAGCCGTTGCAGATCGGACAAGCTCACACCCTCAATACCTCACTAGAGCAGTTTCGCCAGATGATGTGGACTATTGAGGCAAATGACTTTTTAGCTAAGCAGGTGAAAAAAGTACGCCTTAATCATGGGGCTGAGGAAATCGAGACAATGAAGGGCACGAGGTTCATGGTGCGTGCTGGTGGCTCAGCTGCTCGCGGTATTTCCCGACCGTCAACAATCCATTTAGACGAGTTGTTGCGTATGAACAACATGGACTCGTACGCATCATTGCGATACACCCTCATGGCGTCGCCTAATCCAATGCTCATGGGCTATTCCAATGCTGGTGATAATACGTCCGTAGTGCTAAATTCTTTTAGAGATCGCGCGTTGGCAGCAATTGGCGGTGTTGAGGACAACATTGGGTATTTTGAGTGGTCGTCGCCAACAGATGAAATCACGGTAGAAAACGCACGCCATGCCAATCCAGCAATGGGAGTGACTATCCACGAGGACAACATCAGGTCGGTACTCAATGACCCGCCAAACGTGGTTATGTCCGAGGTATTGTGCAGGTGGGTAGTGGCAATCCAAAACATTGTTGATGCAAGCGCATGGAATAAGTGCCTTGATAAAAGCGTCGATCTTGACCCTGAGAAATTGACGTGGCTGGCTATTGATCTTTCACCAGACAGAAAACGAGCCAGTTTAGTTGGGGCGCAGAAGCTTGAAAATGAGTCGTTTGTCGTAAAGCTGCTGCACAGCTGGTCAAACGAGCTGCAATTAGATGATCGGGAAATTGCCAACGAATTAGCCGACTATGCGCGAAAGTATCCGACCGAGTATGTGCTTTACAGCAGAAAATCAGCTGGGGCGGTTGCCTCACGGCTTGCACCTGCTGGCATACCAGTGTTTGACATGGACGGTGCGTATCCGCAGAGCTGCGACGAAATGTTGTCGGCTATTAACAGCGGTAGGCTCAAACACCGTGGGCAAAGTCAGTTGACCGAGGAAATACTAGCTGCGGTGCAATTGCGTCGTGGTGACGGCGGTTGGGTCATTGGCAGACGTGCCAGCAACGCCATTGTGTGCGGTGCGGTCGCCGTCGCCCTTGTTACACACTTTGCGACACGCCCAGACAATGATCTTGACATCATGGTTGGTTGATCGTATAAGCCTGTCAGAATTGGGACATGGGTTTATTCGATCTATTTGTGCCAAAGGTTACAGCTGCCGTCACAGCTGAGCCTTTGGACGTTGACGCATCACTTGCGCCGTATTTTACGGAAAACAACAATTTTTACTTTTACGGCATAGCGCAGGCAAACCGCGCCGAAGCAATGAGCGTGCCAACAGTTGCGCGTGCTTTGAGCATTATGCAAACAATTGCATCATTACCGTTGCACACTCGCAATGAGGCAACAGGTGAAAAGATTTCACAACCGCGTGTTATTAACCAACCAGACCCGCGCATACCAGGGTCTACATTTTACGGTTGGCTTATTTCTGATTTATTCTTTCATAACTCAGCGTATGCAATGGTCATGGAAAGATACGCCGACACAGGCAAAATCCGTGCAATGGAAAGAGTTGCACCAGAGCGCGTATCAATTACTACAAATTTTGATAACACAGAAATTACAGCGTACGAGATCGACGGCAAGCCAATTGACCCAACAAATTTGGTTGTGTTTCCAAATACGCAAGAAGGTTTACTGGCTCGCGCCGGTCGCACAATCAAAGCTGCTGCCGCGCTAGAAAAGGCATCACTCAATTTTGCTAATGAGCCAACACCGCTTATGGTCTTGAAATCAAACGGCACATCATTGCCAGCAGATCGCGTTGCAAAAATTCTTAATGCTTGGCGTACAGCTCGTGCCAACAAATCAACAGCATTTCTCAATGCTGACGTCACAATGGAGTCAGTTGGTTTTGACCCTAAGAATTTGCAACTCAATGAAGCCAGAAACTATGTATCGCTTGAATTAGCACGCGCGTGCGGTTTACCTGCTTATTTCACAGACAGCCAGCAATCATCATTTACATACGCAAACGCTTTAGACAAGCGACGTGACCTAGTTGACTTTGCGTTTCGCACATACATGTCAATCATTGAACAACGCCTGTCATTTGCTGATTTTACGCCAGCAGGTAACAAAGTCATGTTTGACCTAGACAATTTCTTGCGTGGCAATCCTTACGAGCGCGCGCAGGTTTATGAAATCTTAAATCGTATCGGCGCAATGTCGATCGAGGAAATTCGCGCAGAGGAGGACATGTTGTTATGAAAAAACTCATTACACCAATTGCTATCACAGCAGCTGACTCAAATAGCCGTACGATCACTGGTCGCATTGTGACATTTGAGGAGACTGGAAACGCATCAATTGGCAAGGTGCAATTTGCTAAGGGCAGCATTGATGCCGTCCCTGTTTTGCTCAACCTAGAGCATGACCGCACACGCCGTATTGGCAAAACATTGTCAATCGAGGCAAACGATCAAGGAATTGACGCAACATTTAAGATCGCCAACACAACAGCTGGTACAGATGCACTTGTGGAAGCGTCCGAGGGTTTGCGTGACGGTTTTAGCGTCGAGGTTTATTTTGACGAGTATGAAACCTTGAAGGACGGCACAGTGCGCATCATTAAAGGCGAAATGACTGGCGTTGCATTGACGTCAGAGCCAGCAATTAGATCAGCACGCGTTAACGAGGTCGCAGCAACAACAGGCGACGAGCCTGAGATTTCTGACTCAACAATTGAGCCAGATGCAACACCAACAGAAAAGGACGACGAAGTGGAACAAACCGTTACACCAGCGGAAGCCGTCGAAACGGTAGAAGCCGCACAGTCAGTAACAGCAAATGCAAAGCCAGCAGTAGGCGGTTGGACATCAAAGCCACGCCTAGAGTTCACAGCTGCTAAGTATTTGGAAAACACAATCCGCGCATCAATGGGCGAGGAGTCAGCACGTCAGTATGTCGCAGCGGCAGATGACACAACAGACAACGCAGGTCTAGTACCTACACGTCAGTTGACAGAGGTCATTAACGGACTTGCAAACACAACACGCTCTAGCATTGACGCAATCAGCCGTGGAGTCTTGCCTGACGCTGGCATGTCTTTCGAAATTCCAAAAATCACAGTCATGCCAACAGTTGCCTCAACATCAGAAGCAGGCACACCAAGCGAGACAGATCAAAACGCTGCATTTGTGACAGTAAACGTTGCAAAGTACGCAGGACAGCAGACATTTAGCGTCGAGCTACTTGACCGCACATCACCGCTATTTTTTAACGAGCTATTGTCAAACATGGCAGCAGCTTATGCAAAGGCGACAGACACAGCAGTACACACAGCAATTGCGACAGGTGCGACAGCAGATGCAACAACACTTGCTACATACCCAACAGCTGCTGAGTTGCTTGGTTTTGTTTCTCGCGGTGCAGCATCAGTTTATGCAAACACAAATGGGTTTGCTCGTAACATGATCGCTAACACATCACAGTGGGCAAACCTAATGACACTTAACGACTCAGGTCGTCCAATTTACAACGCAGCACAGCCAAGCAATGCAGGCGGTGTTGTACGTCCAGACTCAATCCGTGGAAACGTTGCAGGTCTTGACCTTTATGTGACAGCAAATGTCGCGTCAGCAAATGACACAGACAAGGACGACTCAATTTTGATCGTCAATCCAAGCTCTTACACATGGTACGAGTCACCAACATACCGTTTGCGTGCAGACGTAATCGCGTCAGGTCAAATCTCAGTCATGGTTTATGGATACGGCGCAATTGCAACCAAGATCGGTGCAGGCGCGTTTGGTATCAACAAGACCTGATAACTAGCCACACTAACTAATCATGCGGCGGGTTCTCCCGATCTCGCCGCAGCAGTCGAAAGGAAACGGACATGCCAGCCATTGTTACAGCAAGTCAATTGCGCACGGTGCTTGGCGTGTCCGTTTCACTTTATAGCGACAGTTATTTAGACGAGATCATTAACACCAGCGAGGACGTCATTTTGCCAATGCTGGTTGCAAACGTTTCTGGTATTGATGCTTACAAGCTAGAAAACAACGTGGCAACATTTTTTACAATCCGTGAGCATTATTTTGTGGCTGGTCAATCAGTAATCGTGACAGGGTTGCCTGCACCATTTACAGCCACACACACAGTCGTTGACAGCGCGCCTTTCTACTTTACGGCAGCACTTACAAACGCAGACGTTTCATTTCGTCCAATCGTGCCAAATGGCAAAGCCACATTGTCTGGTTACTCAGCTGCGCAAATCTATGCAGCCACACCAGCAATTGAGTCAGCAATCTTGGCTGTTAGCGTCGAGGTCTTTCAATCACGCGTTGCAGCTGGTGGTCAGATCGAGGGCGTGGACTTTACAAGCTCTCCATACCGTATGGGTCGCAGCTTGACCAACCGTGTCAGCACATTGCTTATGCCTTATTTGGACGCTGAGACAGTGGTTCAATAAATGCCAGCAAACTCAATTGCCGAAACACGATCAGCCTTAGCCACAGCCTTTAGTGCGCTATCTGCAAACGTGTATCCAAGCGTGCCAGAAGCACCAATACCGCCTGCCATTGTTGTCGTACCTGATAGTCCATACATGGAAGTTGTGCTTATCGGCAAGGCAAAAACACAGGTCAAAATCAATTTTGCAATTACAGCCATTGTTGCTTCAAATAGCAATGCAGGTTCATTAGATAACCTAGAAAAACTAATCATAGGAATTCTCGCGGCAATGCCCGCGGGATACGTTGTTGGCGTTGTTGAAAAGCCGACAGTCTTGGAAGTGGGTCAAAGTCCAATGCTGGTGGCAGACATAAACGTTTCGACGTACTACACACAAACAACATAGGGGACAAAATGCCAACGACAATCATAACTGGTCGCGATTTAGTCGTGACCATTGCAACCGTTAACTACGACGCGCAGGCGACCAGCGCAACACTCGCGGTGGACTCAACCGTAGAGACATACCAAACACTAGACGGCAAGGCTTACAAGCACATTGACGATCAGTGGACATTTGACGTTTCAATGCTTGCAGACTGGGGCGCTTCAGGTTCATTGTGTGAAGCACTATGGACTGCCTGCGAAACTGCACCAAACACAGTTTTGGCGGTTTCACTAACTGCCGTAACAGGCGCAGTGTTCACATTTAACGTTATGCCAGTATTTCCAAGCGTCGGCGGTTCAGCACCAGATGCACAGACCGTTGATCTATCATTTGTAGTGGTTGGAACACCAGCCGAAAACTTCAGCTAAAAACTAACAATCGGGAGACAAAATGAAACTACCAATCACAATTGAATACAACGACGGCTCGCAGGCTACTTTTACAGCTGCGCCGCCTGAGTGGGTTAAGTGGGAAAAGCAGACAGGCAACACAATTGCACAGGCGCAGGAGAAAATGGGTCTTAGTGATCTGATTTTTTTGGCATACCATGCAATGAAGCGTGAAGCAGCAGGCAAGCCAGTCAAGACATTAGACATCTGGACTGAGACTATTGCAGACGTGGTTGTGGGTGAGGCAAACCCAAAAGTTACCCAGTCGGAAGCCTCAGCAGAATAGTTTGGGAAGTAGCTCTGGCAACAGGGTTACACCCAGACGATTTTGTTGAAGCTGAGGACATACTGACGGTTATTGAGATTATGGAGAGGCGCAACAATGGCAAGTGAGGCGATCACATACGACAAAGCCGAATTGCGCTCAATCATGCGTGCGTTTAAGGCTATGGACGACGAAGCCATTGCACAAGCCAAGCAAGCAAGCAGTGAGCTAGCGGAGTATGTTCGAGGGCAAATTGTTGTTGCCGCAGCTACACGCACACGCAATCGCGTGGACAATCGCGTAGCAGAAGGTGCGCGCGTATCCAAATCATCAAAGGTTGGTGAGATCAGTTTTGGTTTTGCTGGTCAGAAATTGAGCGGTGGCGCGACAACCCAACAGATTTGGGGCGGCGTTGAATTTGGCTCAAACAAATACAAGCAGTTTCCAGTATGGTCAGGTCGTGAAGGTCGCGGGTCACGCGGTTGGTTTATTTACCCAACCTTGCGTGCAGTACAGCCAGAGATCATCAAAAAGTGGGAGGAAAGTTTCAGCAAAATAGTTAGGAAGTATGACTAATGGCTGGCAGTCGTACCCTCAAATTATCCATACTTGCTGAGACAAAAGATTTAGTCGATGGCTTAAAAAAAGCCGAAACCAGCACACAAAGCTTTGGCGACAAAGCCACAGAGTTTGGCAAAAAGGCTGCGCTGGCATTTGCCGTAGCTGGCACAGCAGTTTTGGCTTTTGCAGCTGATGCCGTCAAAGCAGCAGCACAGGACGAGGCTGCACAACAAAAACTAGCTGAGACAATTCAAGCAACAACTAACGCAACAGCAGCTCAGGTCAAAGGCGTTGAGGATTACATCACGCAAACGTCAATTGCGGTTGGCGTGACAGATGATCAATTGCGCCCTGCATTTGGCAGACTTGTTAGATCAACTAAAGATGTTGACGAGGCGCAACGCCTGCTCAATCTTGCGCTTGACCTTAGTGTTGCAACATCAAAGCCAGTCGAGACAATTGCAAACGCATTAGGCAGGGCATACGACGGAAACACCACAGCCTTAGCAAAACTTGGTTTAGGTCTTGATGCAAACCTTATTAAATCCAAAGACAATGAAGCAATCATCACGTCATTGGAGACAACATACGGCAGATTTGCTGAGGGCGCAGCTGAGACAGCAGCCGTTAAATTTGAGCGTATACGCATTGCAACAGATGAGGCAAAAGAGTCAATTGGCGCAGCATTATTGCCAATCGTCGAGCGACTTATGGATTACGTCATTACAACGGTTGTGCCAAACCTAGACTCATTTATCAATGCTTTGACTGGCAAGGGCAGCTTGACCGAGGCAACAAAGGACGGCACGGACGGTGCATACAAATTTGGCGAACAGGTCAAAAAGGTATTTAGCACAATCGTTGATCTCAAAGACGAGCTGCTGTTGGTAGGTAAGGTTATTGCCACAATCTTTGTTGCATCAAAAATTGCAGCTGGTGTACAAGCGACAATTGCATTGATTAAAGGTTTGACCACAACCTATGCAGCTCTTAGAAATACCGCATTGGCAGCAGCAATTGCCTCACGTTTTGCCGCAAACCCATTTTTGGGACTTGCCGCAGCTGCGGGTATAGCTGCGGCAATCTATGGGGCAACTAAGATTTTTGACAATGCTGACGCAACAGCAAATGCTCCGTCAACTGGTGCAATTCCATTTGCCAGCGGGTTTGGTGCGCCCGAACAAACTGCCGCACAAAAAGCACAATTATCTGCAAGCGTTGAGCAATCTTTAGCGTTTGCAAAATCTATACAAAATCAGTCAAGCGGCATTAGCACGGCGCAATCATCTGCCGCTGCTGCTACTACAAATCTTGTGTCAAGCAATTTTAACGCTGGCACATTCCGCGCAGGCGAAGCGGCAAGCAGTGGCACAACAATCAATTTGACAGTTACTGGTGCGTTGGACAAAGAAGGCACAGCACGCACAATTGTTGAGACATTGAACAACAGCTACTATCGCGGAACAGGTGGCGCAACCGCATTGGTTGCGATCTAACATGACGCAGTGGGCGCCAGTTTGGAAAATAGAGCTAGACGGTGTCGTGTATACAACGGCTGTTTTGGCTAACCTGACTATTCGATCAGGTCGCACAAACATTTATGAGCAGGCACAAGCAGGCTACGTCAATTTACAATTGCTGGACGTCAATCAAGTGGCAATACCAGTCAACATCAATAGCACGATTAGTGTGTCTGTTAAAGACTCAACAAACGCGTATGTGCCGATCTTTGGCGGAAACGTTGTTGACATTAGTTTAGAAGTGCGCGACGTAGGTTCAACAATGTTCACGCAGACCTATTCAATCACCGCATTGGGCGCATTGGCGCGTTTGCCAAAGGCACTGACCAACGGTGTACTTTCCAAAGAGTTTGACGGTGATCAGATTTATGACATTTTAAGTGACATTTTGTTCAATACTTGGTCGCAGGTTGCACCGTCGGTGACTTGGGCTGGATACACACCAGCAAGCACAACGTGGGCAACGGCTGAAAACAACGGTTTGGGAGAAATTGATCGTCCGGGCAATTATGAATTGGCAGCACGGTCAAGCGACCGAATCGACGTTTATTCATTGGTTTCAGCATTGGCGACTTCAGGACTTGGTTATTTGTACGAATCACCAACAGGGGCGATCGGGTATGCAGACAGTACTCACCGAACCAATTATTTAGCTGCAAACGGTTATGTTGACCTTGACGCCAACCATGCCCGCGCCGCTGGATTACGCATTGAAACTCGCGCGGGAGACGTCCGAAACAACATAACAATCAAATACGACGCAACCAGTAGCAGTGAACAATCTGCCACTGACGCGGCTTCAATTGCCCAATACGGCACACTTGCCCAAATCATCACAACCACGCTTCACAACGCTTCAGACGCAACCGACCAAGCAAATTTCTATTTGTCGCTGCGTGCGCAACCACAACCAATTTTCAGCGAGATAACATTTGACCTGACAAACCCTGAAATTGACAATTCAGACCGTGATAATTTAATTGGCATTTTCATGGGCGAAGCAATCAGCCTGCAAAACCTACCGCTGAACATGTCGTCAGGTACATTTCAAGGTTTCGTCGAAGGCTGGTCATTTCAAGCCTCATACAACCGATTAAGTGTGACCTTGCTATTGTCACCGCTGGCATACAGCTTGCAGGCAATGCGCTGGAATGACGTGCCGATCACCGAAACGTGGGCAAGCGTGTCGCCGACATTAACTTGGACAACTGCCACAATAGTGGCTTAACAAAGGAGAAACCATGCCAAACCCAACCACAAATTTCAGTTTTCAAATGCCGACGTCGACGGATTTGGTCACGGATTTGCCAGCCGACTTTGCCGTTTTTGGTGACGCAGTCGATTCAACATTGGCGCAATACACCACAAAACTTTTATTCAATCCACAGGCAGGCACAACTTACACACTTGTTGCTGGTGATCTAGGAAAATTTGTAACCCTTTCAAGCGCTTCATCAGTTACATTGACTATTCCACCGTCAGTCTTTGTTGCTGGTAACACAATTAACATTCAGCGAACAGGCGCAGGACTTGTCACATTTGCGCAAGGTTCGGGCGTAACAATTACTTCAACAGGCGCGACGGCTTCAGCACCGAAACTTCGTGCGCAGTATTCTGCTTGCACAGTCATTTGCACTGCGTCAAACCAATTCACCATTGTGGGCGACTTGTCGTGATTATTCCTGGCATTGTTGCTTCTAGTGTCAAACCTGTCGAAGTAACAGGTGGCACTTTATACACGTCAGGCGGTTTTAATTACCGTGTTTTTACTTCTAGCGGAACTTTAGGAGTAACTGGTGGCAATTTAAGCTGCGACATTTTAGTTATTGCAGGCGGTGGTGGTGGTGGTGGTTACGCTGGCGCAGGCGGCGGCGCAGGTGGTTTATTGGGTTTTACTTCTCAATCATTAAGTGCGACAAACCACACCGTAACAATTGGCGGCGGCGGCGCAGCAAGCACTGGCATTGGTGTTTTAGCAGGTCAGGGTAGTAACTCTCAATTTGGTTCATTAACTGCTTGCATTGGTGGTATGTATGGAAAAGAGGGTGGTGGAAATTCATACACTTTTAGCAGTTCTTTGACTGGCGGTTCAGGCGGTGGTGGTGGTTCTGGTAATGGAACCAATCAAGCAATCGGTTCATTAGGTACTGCTGGTCAAGGTAATGATGGTGGAACTTCACCGGGGGCGGCAGGAACTTACAACTCAGGTGGCGGCGGTGGTGCAGCTGCTGTTGGTGGCAATGCCGTACTCAACGCACTTTCAGGCGGTATTGGTGGTGATGGTTCTACTGCGTATTCCTCATGGTGTTCTGTGGTTGGACTAGGTCAAAATGTTAGTGGAACTTATTATTTAGCAGGTGGTGGTTCTGGGTTTTATTATGATGGTACTGCTGGCACAACTCGAGGCGGTTATGGCGGCGGCGGTATTGGTGGTAATGGTGATGCTGCTGGCGTTCCAACTGCTAGTCCGACAGATGGAACAACTAACTCAGGTGGCGGTGGTGGCGGTGGTTTCAAAGTCAGCACAACGACAGGTGGGGCAGGCGGTTCAGGCGTAGTAATTGTGAGGTACGAAGCATGAGTCATTGGGCAGAATTAGATCAAGACAACAAAGTTATTCGTGTTTTGGTCGGTGACAATAATGAACCCGACGAAGGCGAAGCATTTATGAATTCACTGGGCGGTGTTTGGGTAAAGACTTCATACAACGCAACAATTCGCAAAAACTATGCAGGCATTGGTTTTACATACGACGAAACACTTGACGCGTTTATAGCGCCGAAGTGCCATGACGAAGCAATTTTGAATAAAACAACTGCGCAATGGACTTGCGGAAATGAGGCACATAATGTCATTGAATTATCCTGAAGGTACAAATGCACGGTTGATCGAAGTCGCAGCAGCTGAAGTCGGCACAATCGAGGAAGGCGACAATCTGACCAAGTACGGCAAATTTACAAAGGCAGACGGTTTGCCGTGGTGTGGCAGTTTTGTCAATTGGTGTGCTGCACAAGCAGGCGTCAAACTTCACAGCGTTGTTGGCACAGCTGTTGGTGCGCATAAATTTAAGGAAATGCAACGCTGGTCAACAATGCCGCAGCTTGGCTATTTGGCTTTCATGGATTTTCCACATGACGGCGTAGATCGCATTTCACACATTGGTATTGTCGTCGGACTAATTGATACAAAAACTTGCTTGACCATTGAAGGCAATACGTCTGGGACAGGCGATCAACGCAATGGCGGCATGGTTATGGTCAAAGTTAGATCGTACGGAGAAGGCAAGGAGATCGTCGGTTTTGGCATACCAAAGTTTGTGCCATACAAAGGCGAATTTCCAAAGGTAGATGCACCAGCTGCAAAAGCAGCCGCAGTCAAAAAGGAGAGCAAAAAATGGAACAAGCAAAAGCCGTAGCAGCCTCATGGGCGCGTTCATTTCTGGCAGCAGCACTTGCCTTATACATGGCAGGTGTTACTGACCCAAAGACATTGGCAATGGCAGGGGCAGCAGCTGTTGCGCCAGTGATCTTGCGCTGGCTTAATCCAAATGACAAAAGTTTTGGCAACTTGGGGAAGTAGCCAGAAACTTGCGGCGGCAGGGTTGGTTTGGGCACTTGCACTAATCCTGTCCGCTTGCGGGTATCAAGGCTGGACACGCTATGAGTGTCAGGAATACACAAACTGGGCAAAAGCGGAGTGTCAGAAACCGCAATGCGTCCCAACTGGAACATGCACTGACGACCTACTTGGCATTGACTCGCGATAAGCCAGCACGTCGCAAATCACCAGAGGAAGTACACGCACAGCTCATACTCATTATTGGGGCAACACTAGCTGCGGTGTTTTTGGTTGTAACCGTCGGCATTACATACGCGCTGATCTTTGTCACACAGCCAATTGGGGCACAAGCACCCAATGACGCTGCATTTATTGATTTATTGAAAACACTGGCAATCTTTCTTACAGGTTCGCTAGGCGGTGTGCTGGCTGGTAACGGACTTAAATCAAAGCCAAAGCCACAGGACACGCCGACAATCACGCACAATCCTTGACGGCGCGTTGATCATGCGTCACCCTGAGTTCAGGTGGTAACACTTACCGCCTAGAAATCGGGAGAATTCTAAATGGTACTTGATCTATTAGACCCAGAGACTTTGGGTCGTTTGGTTGGCGTAATCTTTCTAATGGTGTTGGGCGGCGCAGCTGGCTATGCCAAAGGTTTCAAGGAAGGCAAGCGCGAGGGCATGGCACGCCGTAAGGCAATCAGCCGTCACATGAGCAACAAGGTGGCTGACTAATGGCATTTCTAGATAACTACGAGGGCAACAAAGAGCGCACAGACCGCTGGAATTTAACGTACCCAGAGGGACGTTTGCAGGCACACATTGTTGAGTTTAACGCTGAGAAAGGTTACATACTCGTACAGGCTAAAGCTTGGCGCAATCAAACCGAGATCGAGCCAGCAGGCATTGATTATGCCTACGGCTTTATTGCAGCTTACAACCCAAACATGAAACGCTGGTTTGTAGAGGACACAACAACCTCAGCTTTGATGAGAGTCATGGCGTTGGTTATGGGTGGTACTGAAAAGGCTACGCGCGAAACAATGGAACAGGTCGAGAAGCTCTCAACAAAGGTTGCCACAGCTGATGTCAAAGCAGATTATGACTATTGGACAACAAAGCACGGCGACGTGCCTAGTTACGCCACAGCATCAGAAGCTGAGCAATCTGGTATACCGTCGCTGGGCTCATCAATTGACGAGATCGCAAATCAATTGGGCGGTCAACTGGTCGAGGAAAAGCCACGCTGCGAGCATGGGACACGCGTTTGGAAAACAGGCGAGTCACCCAAAACTGGCAAGGCTTGGGGCGGTTATTTCTGCACCGAGAAAACAAAGGCAACCCAGTGTGACCCTATTTGGTATCAGCTAGGCAGCACAGGTCAGTGGGTTGTGAGGTTGCCATGAGTGATTACATGGAGATGATCGACGTCAAAACAATGACATGCAAGCTGCTTTGCAATGGTGAAGTGATCGCTGAGTACAAAGTAGAGCAGTGTGATAAATGCTCACAGATCACAAAGCTTGACTCATTTGGCTATCAAAAAGGTTATGACAAGCATGAGAAAGTCATTTGGTTTTGCGGTGGTTGCCGTTGAAAATCAAGCTCACAGCAAATGAAATGTGCGTGTGCATGGTTGCAGCTGTCAAGATCACCAGCGACAAAGGCGACTTGCTAGAGTCAAAAGGTCATTACAACGACACACCGTTTATGACCTATTTAGCAGAATTGGCAGAGTCAATTGGCAGTGAGTGGGCAGTGGCAAAATACTTTGGTTTACCATTTGACCCATTTGAGGACAAAGGCAAACGCAAGGCAGATGTCGGGGCAGGCATTGAGGTGCGCTGGACAAAGTATGAGCTAGGGCAGCTGATCGTCTATGAGTACGACAGACCAACAGACATTGCAGTGCTGGTGACAGGTACAGCACCCAATTACTACATAGCAGGCTGGATACCAGTCACAATGGCGCAAAAGCCCAGATACCGCCACAGCAAGCAACCGACATGGTGGGTCACACAAATTAACCTGCAACCTATTGAGAATTTGAGGAAATCCAATTATGGAACAAGTGCAATTTGAGTGCCGCATTTGCAAAAAGGTAACGAGGCAGCTCGTACATAAGATCACAGACAACCTGCCACAAGGCGTCGAGGTTATTCAATGCACCAAATGTGAGGTTATGGGTGTTGCACAGATAGGTGGCACAGATGCCGACGTATGAGTATAAATGTGTAGCGTGCAACATCAGCTATGAAATCACGGAAAAACTAGCTGAACACACAACGCCGTATTGTTGCGGCTTTATGATGCAGCAGATTTATGGCACACCAGCAATCGTATTCAAGGGAAAAGGGTGGGGACATCAATGATCAATCCAAAGGACATTTACAAAGCAACAGACGGAAAGATTTACAGTTTCAGCGGTTTTGGTGGAGTTATGAATTGCACTAGCTGCGACGACGACACAATGGTTAATGAGTATGACCGTGAGGACGGCTTGGTTGTGTGGTTTTGCAAGCGTTGCGAGGATAGGTTAAAGGTATGAAGTTATCCACAGACGTTATCCACAGGGTGTGCGCAACGCCCAACAGCACGCTCAATAACCTGTTAACCTTGACAGGCTTGGTACGCTGGTTTCGCTTGAAGCGAGCCGCTGAGGCGGGTAGCTCGCAAGGGCGCAATCGGCTAATGGGCAAGGTCTATGCCATTGCGGCATTGCTTTCAATAACGACAACACTAGAAGCAAATGCAGCTAACTATTCAATAGATCACTTAAAGCTTTATGCACACTCTAGAATTCTTGACTATAAAGAGTTTCAGTGTTTCAACAAGATCATCACTAAAGAGAGTCGCTGGTCATACACAGCACGCAATGGTAGTCACTATGGTTTAGGACAGATGAGATCAAAGCATTACAGAAACCTTGACCCATTTAGACAAATTGATGCATCATTGAGGTACATAACAAACCGTTATCAAACACCATGCAAAGCGTGGGCATTTCATCAAGAGAGGAATTACTACTGATGAGCAGTGCATTGCAGGGTAATGGCAGCACAACCAAGTGGCGCAAGATAAGGCTACGCATTTTGCAACGTGACGGTTATG